TGCACCTCCCGGGAACGGTTAAGTACCCGTACCCAATGAGATTAGCTTGGAAAACCCCGCCAAGAGCGGGATAGGGAGTTTTAAACCCTATCGAGTTATTTAAGCTCGGTTTCTAAGTATCTCCCTGTGGAAATTAATCCACTTGCCTCCGAACAGTTAGAACGGAGACGCCCACCTCGGCTTGATGTCGACGGCACGAGGACGCCCAGCGCGTTCCAAGTGTTTCTTGTCGGCGGATGGCTGACCGCCTCTCTTCAAGAAAAACTTGAGGAGGGCACCGGGTCCATCTAGATTATCTAGAGGGAGCCTAGAGGACACAACATACCCCTTAACCATGGGGGCATGAAGAGTCTCAGACATTTTCTGAGTCTCATAACCCAGAAAGGAGGTCCGACCCAATACTGAGGAATCTTCAGTCACGAACGGGAAATGTTTTATCATTTTCTGGATGTGACTGTCGATTTTCGTAACAGTTTTCCAGTAACCAGCTTGGTAAAGCTGATTCCGGAGACTGACATACGAAATAACCTCAGGAACGCACTTCCGTGAGGAAGGAAGTTCACGTCTAGCCTTGACAATACTAACGTCAAAGCCGTCGTAATACTCCCGACCACAAGACTCCCTGAATCGACCGATCCAGAAAGACTTGTCGGCACCAACTCGAGCACCAAAATGCTCGAGAGTGTCGCACACGGAATGCACCATGTCTGTAGGGATAATAATGTCATCCCCATAGATGTGCACCTTCCCAACATAGTCATTAAATTGACTAGGATGGGTAAACTGTGTTCTGAGCTCTTTCTCAATCCCAAGAAAGACAAGGGTCAAGAAGACCATTGCCTCGATGGGAAAGCAAAGAGCAGAACCCATAGACGCGAACTTGGCCAAGCGTATTACGCCATGGCCAGGCACTCGCGCCCGTCGGGACCGTGCTGCATCAACCGCATCATGCAAATGACTGTGGTTGGACAACATAGCCCTAACGAGCTGATTAGACACACGATCAGATGCCTCACTAAGATCTAGTGTGGCAAGGTCTCCGTTAAGAGAACCTTTCTTTGCCATGTCCTGGTTAATGGACTGGTCATCGAATCCGATCAACTTTCCAGGAAGAGTTCCCTGGAGAGCCTGCAAAATAGACTCAAGAACCGCTTGTTGTGCATATTGCATACAAGTTGGCTCAACAGCTATGATGCGTGGTGTCTTTTGCGTCTTAGGAACTGAGATAACTTTAACAGGTATCTCAGAACCGGGTTCCAGATAGGTCAGAGCGTCTCGCTCCTCATTGTGAAATGAGAAGCTTGGAAACAGATATTCCCCAGCGGGGAAATATGTCTCCAGACGGTCAGTCCAAGTGCGGCAACGATACTTTCCGTTACCACGGAGTTTATCCGCAGTTGCACCTGGACCGTGTTTCGGAACAAGTTCGCCATAGTAAATAGCTTCATCTACTTTGGAAAACACACTCCGAAACAATAGGCTAGACATTCTTTTGAAGTCAGAATAATCATCTGACGTCATCTGAGCATCATTAGCCTTAACCTCTCTGTCACACTGAACATAATCAGACATAGCATCCTTAACCCGAGCATCACTGCAAGGGAGAAGGATCTTGCTAAAAAACAACGTAAGTTGCCTAATAGCAAGAATTGCATCTATGTCTGGTTCATCCAGCAGAACACCAGTGCTACGGTCAAACACAAGCTCAAGGAAACCTCCGAGAAATCGGGGGAGACCTCCATGTCTGGAGAAACCTCCAAACATGTCGTGAGCCACAATCCCTTGATTTAGACTTTTTTGGAAGTCTTTGCCAAAGGATGGTAGGGTAATCGTAAGAAACGAAAACCCCTCGTGTTTGACACGACTATGGACGGTATTAATGTCCATGGTGGCGCTAGTGCGACATCGCGTAGCAGAATCAACTGCTACGCTATTCCAGAGCACAATTAGGCTTTTCAAACATCCTCCTTAAATAGAGGTATTGTTTCCTTAGCCTAATGTGATTACGCTGGGTGTCCAAGCTATTAAAAACTAGCGAGGACTTGCAGCCCTATCAAAAGACCGCCTAGACCCATGCCCACCAAGAGAATCAGGAGGGCAAGGAAAAAGGCTTGGCTCTGACTAAAGTTAAAGTCGGAACCTTTCACGTATATTCACCTCCTAAGGTGATAATACGTAACACAAGAAGCATGTAGGTGATCAAACCTATTTAGCTTCTCGTGTTACACCAGACCAGACTTCTAGTTTGGAAGTTAATAACTCCTGTTATGGAGTTAAGACTCCCGAGCCAGAAGTTTTTCAATGAGAGCATAAGTAGAGGCGGAAGAGAGGGTCAAGAGACCTTCAACCGCTTCCTTTGCCTCTTTGTTCGTGTATCCCACCGTCGGACGGTCGACTACGATGTAAACAGACATCGAGACTTCCGTATTCTGCGTGGGGATAAACGGGTCAGGTGTGATCTTTGATAGATCAACCCTAACAGTCTGTCGATTTCGACGTGACTCTACAGTAGAGAGCTTCAGGGTGATAAGCCCATCGGCACTCTCGTAGACTGATTCCTTGTTCCCCGTGGAAACACGAGGGAGCGTGGTTTCTGTCGCGCCGATTTTGATTTTCTGCGGGTCGGTAAGCGCCATTAGGCGTGCTCCGTTTCTGGGATTTTCATCCCTATTGTGGTTGCAGTGACAACTGCTACTACAGCTGGGTTATCCCAACCGCAGCGGCTATGGCAATTTGAGTTGGTGACAAGCCATCCCAAGTAATGCCAAATCCGAAGGGGTTTGCGGGTTGCCTCACCTTTGATGTGACATTATATCGCATCGGGGGAGGTACCGGTTGTTGTTTCTGGGTATCGGGATCAATGATACCCGAGGAACCAACCATAGAGAATATAATATCGGAATAAGATTCCTCCATTATATACCCGTATCGCAAAACCAGTCCGTATTGAGCCATTTGGCTAACATTGTGAATAACACTGCTAGCGTTAGTGACCCAATCGACGGCCCAGCTCCAAGGAGTTAGCTCCCAGATAACATCTGGGGTAAGTGATATGCCGAATAGCTTATCGGCATCGGAACCATAACCCAATGCCCTACTGAATGAGTCAGACTCAGCAGGTGGTGCATAGGTAAAGGCTCCGACAAACCACTTACGAGAACCGCTAACCGCAGTTCTCAGAATTGTCCCTGGTTCGCCACCATTAATAGCATTACTGGAGGCACCGCCTATTCGAGCGCGGGCTTTTTCTTGCCAAATAGTAGTGGACGATTCTTCATCTTTCGGAAAGTTGAAAGAGCGCCTAACAAGCTTCCCTGCATCACGATGATACTGTTGTAGTATATCGCGATGCTTACGAGCGGCATCACGTACGTCTGTGATTTCGCCAATAAGGGGAAGCCAGCCGAACTCCACGTTCAAAAACTCGGACGCGGCAGCGCGGCAAATGGCGGTTCTTTTCTTCCAGGTCTGAATACCGGGAATGGAGGGAACTCCCTCCCGGACAGATTCTGAAAGACCAGTTGCTACACTGGCAACAGGGTTAGTTGGCGCTGAAAGAGCAATAGCATCTGCCCCGTAAGGCTCAAGTCCAGATGTATCTTTGGACCTGAGTTTACTAAGGAATTTGCTAGCTTCTTCAGCAGCGATTGGAATGTGTAGCGGGCCCTGATAATGGGTCTGCCAACACGGACCAGTTTTCTCAGTCTGCGTAAGGTGCACGTTACGTGAACCTATATGCGTCTGAGAACGGGACGTATAAAACGGCCCGCCGCCAGAATAGTGACCTGTTTTCGGGTCCCTATAATGCCCTTCCGAAGCAGTACTCTGCCGCCCAGATAGGTCAATATAACCAGGAGCCACGAGCTGCTGACGGGTCCCTTTCGGGATACCCGTAAACGGCTGAGTGGAAATCCTGTACCACTCGGGGTAAGAAAGTCTACACCGAATGGCGCGGGACTTGGTTTTATAACCTTCGGGCAAGATGAGCTCCTTCTTTGGATAAACCAAAAAACACATCATTACTGATGTGGGTGGATGTTGCACTGCACGGCTAGATCATCTCGATC